CAACTATTACTACCAAGATATCCACCACTCCAACCAGCTAGTACTTTGTATAAAATATTATCTTCGTTAATTATCTTCAATATAACCCAATTATCAGGATTCTCCATTTTCATCTTCCTCATTGTCAACTTCACATTCATCTACCCAACTCCAAGCGCCTTCATAGAACTCATCGTCTGTCCAATCAAGCTCAGGCTTCTTATCTTTAGGATCAATCATGTTCTACCCACCATTCAATCTTATGCTTACTTCTTGTTTCAAAGTCTTCTATCAAATCTTCATATGAAACCAACTCACTTGATTCATAATCATCAAGATAGTCAGAGAGTAGGTTCCAAGATTCAGTCTTCATAACACCAACACCATACTCAGACTTACCACCCCAGTATTCATCTTCATCCAATCCATAGATGTCGATGCGACCACAAGAATACGATTCTAAGAAGTGTTTGTACTCAGTTTTAGGCAGTATTTTACCTGCAGTTTCTCTGATCTCAAACGGAATATCTCGTTCTTCATACCAACGAGTAGCAACGGGGCCCATCCAATTTGTACTATAACTTATCATTAGACATTACCTGTAAAGTCTTAATCATTGTTTTAATTGATTGATCTTCTATTTCAGCAATATACAAATCAGTCAAAAATTCTTTATTGTTTTCTTGATACTCTGTTTCAGTATAGATTGGTAAATTATACGAATCTCGCTCATAACAATTATCTAGATATTTTTCATGCATAAATTCTGCAAGCTTAATCGTATCTTCCATTGCTAATCCCACAATCCTTCGTAGTATTGACCAAACAATCTAAAGCCATTTGTAATTCTTTCTTGATACTCACGTAGGCCATCGTAGTCAATTTTAAGTGTATTATCAGGGCCATGTTTAATTTCAAAGGCTATGACTTTACCTTGTGATGACAGTATTGGTACGTTATATAGATCACTCTCTCCAGAGAAGAATTGATCTTGCCAATCCTCTTCTGCTAATTTAGTCTCAAACGAAAATATCATTTCTGACATAACCCAATCCCATCGATCATGAACCATTAGCTCACCTTCACCTTCAGAGCTTCTTAAAGCCTCAGGCACATCTTTATCATCAACGTGTGGCGATCCAATTTTTGTTTTTGCTAGTTGATATAGCATAGGCAAAACGATTTTAGCAAGGGTATGATCCATTGACCAAGTATCCCATTTATCTAACTTTACGTTGACAGTTTGTTTTGGGCTGTAGCCAAATAGTTCGAACAAATAGTTATGATACCATTTATAATCAGGGTAAGGTCCAATTTTTACTTTCATTATTTAGTCTCTATTGTGCATCGGGATTGATCTGAACTGGATTTAATCGATTTAAGAACATCATTAAATCCATCTGAAACCTGACTGATGGTACTCTTATTACCACCTATTAATTTTGGTGCTGCAAGTACTTGTCGAATATTAGGATCTTTCACATATTCTTCCATTGATGAAATTGACATCATCTTAGTCTCTACTTCACCAGTTTCTATATTTTCAAAATCATACAATGGCATGGAACCACTCCGGTTGTTTACGCTTAGTCCACTTCATTGCGAACCTTGCTTGTTTAGTTTGGTAAAACGCACGATAAGATTTTACAGCATCTTCAAAGATACATTCAGGATTAGAACCCATTGCTAATTTAAATGGACTCTTACTCGTTGTATGATTAATATTCTTTGGTGCATTTTTTAATACGGTTGCAAGCTTTGTTTCACTCGCATGTGTTTTACCATACCTATATGTATATTCATTACATAACGCGATAAAGTGTTTATAGTGCCAATCGTAATTACTACAGTTTTCTCGAGACCAAACAGTACAAGGATGATTCATGTGTACAGATTTGTATAAGATGTCTTCTCGATGATCATCAAGTTTAAAGTACTGTAGCATAGAGCCAGATTTAGAAGGCCTACGTTCCATTGTACCATCAATCATTCGATGAACGGTTGATAACATTTGGGCTGATTCAACAACCATTTTGGGAATATGTTTATCGCACTGGAGTTGTGCTGCTATCACGGGATCATTATCTAAAATAAATATATTCATAATGTGTATTCTATTGCATATTTGAATGTATATTATAACACAGTTTTACGTAAAAGTAAACCCCTATATTAAAAAAACTATAGGGATTACTCTAGATTTTATCACCTCCTTTCTTTTGCATTTTAAATGCTTTATCTGACTTTCCTTTCTTTAACAACCGTTGACGATAGTATGTTGCTTTGTTTCTATCCTTCTTCAGCCGTTCGATCTCTTGTAACCTCATATAGAATTTCGCCCTCCATAAAGTTTTAATTGATCATGATATAGGTATTTAAGTTCGGATCCTCCTTATTACAGTTGGTTAATTAATCACTTTGAAATAAGAGTTGGGAATGCATCGGAGACTAATTTTAATGTTACTCCCTTATATTTTCCAACCAATTCTTTGTCTTTCATCATAACGATAAGTTTTGCTTCTTCTGGAGATACACTCTCCAAAACTTTGATGAATTTACTTTCACGAACACCAGCTTCTAAATCATCGCCAGCATATCCTTTTGCAAAGAAACGAAACTCTGATGATACACGGCCAAAGCCGTATTCGGAAGTTGTGTTAGGTTCATATGGTGGTGAACCCTTTGGTAAATTAAATTCAAGTGATTTGTCAAACGCACCTTTTAGAAAGGTTTTGAGTTGACGTGATTCGTTCTTAATGAGATATTCTTTCTTTGCCTTTGCTGTCTTAATTTCTGCAAGATCTTGGAGAATAGTCGATATTTGTAAGTCTTTATTACTAGCCATTGTTATAAAATTCCTCTACGCATTCAATCAATAGGTTACATCGTTTTTTAATTAAATAGTTTAATGCTTTCATCTGCATTGGTTTTTTACTATTATTAAAAGTATTTATAATGTTTGTACTTATACTTTCAGGTATTTCTGTTAAATCAATAAGAGTTTTATTGCGCTGATAGTTACGGTATAACTCATCACCTAATACCTCTTTTAAGTTCTCAGCATTATCTAGCCACTCTTGTAGCTGCTTAGCACTGATTGGTGTCTGACGAATTGATTCAACAAATACGTTATCAGCTGATTTGATATTAGGAATCCCATCACCTTTATCGCCTTTCATGATATGATTAAATCGATATATGTGTGGGTTCTTATCAGTTACTTCTTTCTTTTGCATCGGACTAAATTGTGATATATTCTTAAAGCGTTGTAATTGAATAAAGTCTTTATCAGATGAGATAATCTTAACAGGCTCGTCTTTACCAAACTCTTGTGTTTGTAATGCAAGCACACCAATCACATCATCAGCTTCACAACCTTCTAGGTGAATAACCTTATAAGGTAGATTCTCTTTGATTTCATCTCGTACTAGATTTAGAATACGAAAGATTTCTGGCCAATCAGTATCAGTCTGTGAATCTCGACTCTTCTTACGAGAAGCTTTATACTGTGGAAAGTATTGCTTTCTCCATGTATTCATACCATCACAGCATATAACCATTTGACCATATTGATTTCGATACTTCTTATTGTATGCTCGTATGCTATTTAGAATCATATGTCTTATCATGTTTTCATCATTTAGTTTTTGCACAATAATATTCGATAATGCAATTTGGTTATAATCAATCAATATCATCTTCTTCTCCTAGCCATTCGTTTTCACCCATCAATTCATCTAGCTTAGTATTACCAATGTCTAGATCTTCTTGGAATGGATGATCAATACCCTTAAAGCGATAAAACGATGCAGCAAGTAGATTAACAATCACTGCCATATCCAGTGCTTCAGGGGTGGTTATATCAAGGAAGTCCATTTTACCAAAAGGTCCTTTGTCAGCATGTATGGCATCATCCATTAATTGAAAACAATAATGGGCAAATTCGACACACTCTTCTTTTTGAATTTCTATTTGCTCTTCTTTAGTGAAGGTCTGAGCTACGACCTCGGCGACATTTAATCTTTCGCCAGTTGGAAATTTGTATACATTTGACATGTAGGTATAACCTTTAATATAATAATAGTATATTATAACACAGTTTGTCGCAAATGTAAACTATTTTTTTAAGTTTTTTACTGAAGGTGCTCCGATCTTACACCCTATAAATCCATTATAGTACTCGTCTGTCAAAAGGACATCCCTGTCAAATTGCTCCTTGGCTTCCATGTATGCACACTCTCCTTTTGTTTTACACAAATGAATAATTTCTCGCTTAAAATGGACATTGCCATTGGTGCTTATATCTTCATTGAGTGCATTACTTGAACCATAGTATGTTTTCCAATCGGATTCAACTAAGGTCTTTTTTCTACGCTTCCTTGTCTTTGTTATTCCTAACGTTTTCTTAAACCAAAAGAACTTCTTACCAACATATTTCTGGCC